CTCGGTCGCATGGTCATGCATACGGCGGCTGGACACACGTTCCCGACCGAGCGCGACGGCACGCTCAAAGGCTTTAAGAAGACGGGCTATAACTTCGTGGACAAGAAATGATCATGATCGCGGTCGGACTCTTTCAGTGGCTCGTTCTCGCGCTTCTCGACAACCTTTTCACGCTCATCTCGTTCCCGCTCGCGCCGCTCGTCGCTGCGTTCGCGGACAAGGACGGCAATCTGCCGCGCGCGCTGCGCTGGTTCCAGACATTCGACGCGTCGCTCGACGAGGGCTGGCAGCGCGGCTATTTCCCGGTGTCTGCCGAGCCTCCTGCGCGGCTTCATCGCTGGTGGCTGCGCGTGCGCTGGCTATGGCGCAACCCCGGCTATGGCTTCGGCTATTACGCGGCTGGGATCGCCTTCGCTCCGGCCGAGTGGCGCGTGGTGCATTTCTCGACGGACGGATCGAGCACGACGTTCCTCGCGACGGATGGGCGGCACTTCAATCTCGAGCTAGGGCGCTCGTGGCTGTCGCTCAAGCTCGGATGGAAGGCATGGAACTACTTCGACGCTGCCTCCGGCACGTTCCGGTCCACGCCGTGGGGGCCGGAAATGCGGACGATGATCTGCTCGACGTTCCGGCCGTGGTGACCGCGCGCCGCTGATCCTCCGACGCCCGCCTTGCGCGGGCGTTTCTATTTGGTCGTGACGGCATCCTGAATCGTAGGTTTTTCAACGATTCTTAGGGTTCTGGCCGCGTGACCACCGAGTACGAATTCGACTTCCCCGAGCTATTCCCGGCGCAGGAGGAAATCCTCGCCAGCACCACGCGCTTCACGGTGGTCCACGGTGGCGCAAAATCCGGCCTCACGACGGCCGCGATCGACGCGCTGCTGCTGTCGCCTCTCGGCGCGCTCAACGGCTACCACACGGCCTTCCTCGTGCCTGATCCCGACGATATCGTCGTGGCAAAGCGGCGCATCTTCTCGCTCATTCATTCGGTCGTCATCGGACGCCTCGACCGGCCGCGCGTCGATCTGCTCACCGGCGGCTCGATCCGTTTCGCCGCGCTCAACGACGAATCCTTGCAGCTGTGGGACCAGCTATCGCTGATCGTGGTGGATGACGCGGCTAAGGTGCCGCGCCTCGAGTCCATTTGGTTCGACATGCTCGAGCCGCTGCTCGCGCAGTACCGCGGGCACGCGTGGTTCTTCTCGAAGCCGGAAGGCACGCGCAACGGGTTCGCAACGCTGGCGGGCATGGCGAGCACGGATCCGCGCTGGGCGTCTTATCGGCTGCCGACGTCGGAGAACCCGCACTACGACCGCGCGCTGCTCGCGTCGGAGAAGGAGCGGCTGACGGACGACGAGTTCGCGCAGGAGCGCGAGGGCATGTTCGTGGACTCGCCCATCCGGCTGTCGGCCGCGCAGCGCGTGATCCGCGCTGGTGAGACGTTCCGCGAATGGTGCGAGCGCCTGGCGCGCGACGGCCTGAAGGTGGACGGCAAGCCCTTCCGCCTGGACGACCGGCCGGCGATGGCGTGGATCTACGACCAAGTCCCGAGCACGGAGGACGAGGCGTATCGCCTGGTGCTCGTGCTGATGAAATGCGCGCAGGTGGGTTTCACGGTCATGGAGATTTTGGCGACGATCTACCTCGGTCTGCGCTTCGCGCCTTCGACCGTGATCATGTTCCTGCCGGACATGAACCTCGCCGGCCTGAAGTCGACGGAGCGTTTCATGCCGGTGGTGCGCTCGGTGCCGCCAGTCCACGCGCTGATGACCCAGGACGATAAAAACGGAGCTGGGCGCAAGACGGGCGAGGGCAACGTCAACCGGCGCCGCATCGGCGAGTCGCTTTTTGTGTTCTCGTGGACGTCCGGCCGTGCGACGACCGAGTCGATTCCTGCTGACATTTTGTCGTTCGACGAGGTGCAGGAGATGACCCTCGAGCAGATGGAGAAGTCGCAGGAGCGTCTGTCCGCATCGCCGATCCGTTTCTCGCTGATGGGTTCGACGGCGAACTGGCCCGACGCCGATATCCACCACTGGTTTAAACGCGGGTCGCAGTATCAGTTCCACACGGAGTGCCCGACGTGCGGCTCGAAGAAGCCGCTTGATGAGTACTTCCCTGGCTGCGTGAAATGGGACGCGGAGCGCAATCGCTACCGGTACGTCTGTCCTAACGGGCATTGGCTTGATGACACGCAGTTCGGAGCGTGGCTGCCCGAGCGGCCAGAGAACGATCCGCCAATCGACTACGACGTACCGAAGAAAGAGCGGCCGTTACGCATTCGCTCGATCCACTTCCCGCAGTTTCTGTCGCCGACGATCGCCGCCGGCGAAATCATGGACGCGTACCACTCGGCCACGGACATGAAGAACTTTTACAACAGAAAACTGGGAAAACCGTACCAAGACCCGAGTCAGGTTCCGGTGTCGCTCGAGCACTGCGCGGCGATGGCGGAGGCCGGTCGTCTCGCTGGGCTCGTCTGGAAAACGCGCGCTAAAGGCACGTTCATGGGCATCGACCAGATGGGGAACTTCAACGTTCACGTCATCAAGGAGCGGCTTCCGGACGGACGGCAGGCGTACGTCCACATCGAGGAGACGTACGGCAAGGATCCGTTCGCGCGCTCATCCGAACTGATGGAGCAGTACGGCGTCTCGGTATGCGTCGTCGAAGTGAACCCCAATTTCAACGACGCGCACAAGTTCGCGCTGCGCCACCCCGGTCGCGTGTTCATCTGCGACAGCTTCGGCTCGATGTCGGAGGGCATGATCGCGTGGGGCGATGCGGCGAAACTCGACCGGTCGGAAAAGAAGACCGAGGAGGAAGCGCGGACGCGTTGGACCTTGCGCATGGACCAATACAAATGCATGCAGGTGTCGATGGCGCGCATCGTCGAGACGAAGTGCCTGATTCCGGATCCGCAGGGGCTGGTGCAGGAGGTGATCGACAAGGGCGTCAAGCAGATGGCGGCTGTGGCGCCGCGCATGTTCCACCACTTCACGAAGACGGCGCTCGTCGCCGAGAAGGACGACGAGACGAACAAGTTCCGGCGCGCGGTGAAGAAGATCGGGATCGACCCGCACTTTTCCTACGCGAACATGCTGTGTGACGTGGCGTGGAGCCGAGCGCACGGCACGACGACGTTTATCTTCCCCGATGAGACCTCGCCGGCGGACGTGGTCGCGGTGCCTGGCGCGGTCGCGGCGGATCCGCTGCTTGGCCGTCTGATGCAGGAGCGTGCCGACGTCGGGCCGGGTAAGTGTGGCAGCTGCTCGGCGTTCGATCCCGAGCGCGGCTTCTGCGACCAGCGGGAGGTGCTGGTGCGCTCGGACGATGCGGCGTGCTTCCTCTACGTCGCTAACTGAGCCGCGGCGAGCACGATCGCGCGGCGCGTCGCGGCGTAGTCCGCTGGTAGCACGCTGTCCTCGGTCGTGACCGAGTCGACCGTCGGAAAGGTCACATCGTCCGCGTTCGTGCAATACGCGCAGCCTGCGCGCAGGTGCTCGTTGGCGACGGTCAGTTGCAGTTGGACCGCAAGTCGCAGCGCCTGGCCGTCGTCGGCGAGCGGATTCCAAAGCGTCGAAACGCGCGGGATCCACAGACCGAGGATGTCGCGCTCGTTCCGATACGCCACCATCTCGGCGCTCCATTCGTATCCGGCTGCGCGGGCTGCGCGCTGGAGCAGTTCTCTATCGTTCATATGCCTTTGCTGCGTTGAGGACGATCGCGCGGCGCGTGGCGGCGCACGGATCGCTATTGTGGTCTGAGAAGTCGGCGCGATTGGCTCGGCCGCCGTCGGTGTCGTACGCCTTGACGACGACGCAGGTCGGTCCGATATCGATGCGCAACTTCAACGTTGCGGCGAGACGCAGGGCGTCGCCGTCGTCCCTGAGCGGGTTCCACACGCGGAACGCATCGTCGTCCAGCGCAAAAGTGCCGGCGCGACTCTCAAGGAGGACGCGGCCTATCGCACGCGCGGCGCGCTCGAGCAGTTCGCGGTCTGTCATGATTAAAAAAGCTCCTGTTGCTCGGTGATGGGTGGAGTGTAGTGCGTGCCGCGCTCCTGCTCGATGCGGCGCCGTGCGTTCTCGCGCACGGCCGCGCGCAGCGTCGCGGCCTCGTGATCCTTCAGCACGCGCGGGCGCTCGCGGTTTTCGCGCGGATGCTCGGGGCAGTAGTCGTAGGTGTCCCACATGCCGGTGCGGCCCATCTTGAAGTGGATCTTGCCGCGGTTCTCGGCGTGCCGCGTGCAGAGCGGCATGTCGCAGGTATGGAGGTAGTCGCTGCTGGCGATGCGCCGCTTGCCGCCTCGTATGTCCGTCGCCTCGCCGCGATATGCCCAGCCGATGACGTGGTCGCACAGGAGCGTGGACGGCAGGTGGCAATAGAAGCACAGGAGCGGCGACTTCCTCATTGCTTCAGCGCCTCCATGATCGTCTTGTGCTGGTCCGGCGTCGCTGTCTTGAGCATGAGGACCAGCATCGCGCGCCAGCGGCCTATGAGCGCGCCTTGCGCCGCGAGGCGTTCGCGGTACGTCGCTTCGCGCTCGCGCAGTTTCTCGTCGAGTTGGTCGCGGTGCTCCCGCAGGTGGGCGACGGCGCGCGTCTGGCGCTCGATCTCGTCAGCGGCCAGATCGAGATCGGTGGCGATGCCGGGTTTGTCGTTCGCGCGCAGGATAGCCGCGTGGAAACGTAGCACCGAGGGCATGTTGTCCGGGGCCATCAGATCGTCTCCATCGAGTCGGGCAGCATCGGCACGTCGTTGACCGGCAGACCGGCCGCGCCGAGCGCGAGGTACGCGACGGACAAGTCGGGCGACTCGGCCGCCCACGCGCCGAGCGGCGGAACGATGTCAGCACGAGCGCGACGGTACGCGCTTCGCTTTCGCGCCGCGATGATCAGCACTTCGGCCACGAGCGCGTCGGCGCCGAGCGTCTCACGGATCGCTTTCAGCTTCTTGAGGCGGCTCGCGGAGGCGGCCATCTCATCTATGGCGTCGATCGCCCATTGCCATGCTGATGAGACTACGGTGGCCGGGGCGGGCTCCGGGGTGGCCTCGAGCACGTCGGCCTCGTCTACGCCGAACATATCGGACTGCATTACCACTGGCCTCCTAAGCCGTTGAGTTTCAGAAGTACGTGCCGCGCGTTGTGCGAGCACGCGTAGGCGCGGTGGGCGTCGCCGTTGGCCTGGTGACGCGGGATCTCGCGTGCGAGGTTCGTCAGGTAGATGCGCTGCGTCTCGCGCGTCCATGCGTCAAGTTCTGGCGGCTCTGCGGGCGCGGCCGGTGCCGCGCGTGGCGGCTCCGGCGCGACGACGATCGGCTCTGGCTCGAGCGCGAACAGATCACACTGCATTGCCGTCTCCGGGAAGTAGGCCGCGAACAGCCGCGATCAGGGCTGCTCGTGCGTCGGTGCCTTCCACGGACGCGAAAAACACACGCTTCCCGTTCTTAAAGAAGGGGCCGACCGGCCCGGTGAATGCGTCGATGATCTGGTCGTCTGTCGGCTCGGGCTGACGAAGCTGCGCGGCGATGCGCAGCATCTCGTCGTGGTCGCGCTTCGCTTGGCGATCCTCTTCGCGGAGGGTGTTCCAGCGGCCGTCGAGCGTGTGACCGTCGCGGATTCCCTCCGCCTCGCGCTCGAGGATCTCTGCCGCGCGTTCACTGGCCTTCATCGGGCACCTCGTCGCCGTAGTGGCTGGCGACCTTCGCGCGCATTGCCGCGATCAGCGGCGTTTCCCCGGCGCCACGTCCTACGCCACCGTGGCCGATCATCTTGCTCAGTTCATTCTCCGGCGGAAGCGTGCGCGTGCGTGCGGAGACCGTCGCGGTCC